TTCCACGCCCTTGGGAGCCGAATTACCCGGGCGCGATGCCTCGCATCCGGGCGCAACAGGAGGGCACGGGCTGGGCACTGGTGTTGGACCCTGCACCAACTTTGGTGCAGATCGCGGTTTGGGGCTCGACCTGCAAGTTTTGGTATTTCTCGCAGCTCGCCATCGGCGCAACTGCGAACGACACAACCGTGCCCACTGCGGCACGCGGGCTGCTGCTGCTGCGTGCCCAGGCCGAGGCGATGCGCGAGCTGGCGATTCACCAATCCAACAAGCCGGTGAGCATGCGCGACGGGCTGAGTGGAACCCCGCGCAACAGCACACCGGCGGCGCTGCACGAGATGCTGCTACGGCTGTTTTGGGAGAGTGCGTGATGGCCGGGATTTCACACAACGCCCAGCAGGTGGCGGCACGGCTTGAGGCCAAGGGCGCGGCTGCGGTGCAGCGCGTCACGGGTGAGCTTGACCGCCAAGCCCAACTGATGGCCCGAGTCATGCAGCGCGAAGCGCCGCAGAGCTTTGGCACGCTGCGCAACTCGATCCATGTGGAGAAGCCCAGCCCTTACGTGCGCGTGATTGCGCCGGGTGTGGACTACGGCACTTTTGTGCACGGTGGACGCAAACCGGGCAAGGGATTGCCCCGGTTTTTTGACCCTGCGGCCAAGCCGCTGGTGGACTGGCTGGAATCACACCTGGGCGGAGGCCCCAAGCGCAAGGGTGAGCGGCAGAGCCACGAGTTGGCGCTGCGCGACATCTACATGGGCTGGAGCTGGAAGGTGAAGCAACGCGGCATTGAAGCGAACCCGTTTGCCAAGCGGGCTTTTGACCAACGTGTGGTCGAGACGGCTGCTGCGTTGCGCTTGGCGGTGCAGCAGGCCCTGCAAACCGGAGGGGCCACGGCATGACGACCGCAGCGCAAGAGCAGGTGATGCAGGAGCTGCTGGCCAGCCTGGACGTGGCGCTGATTAACCGGCATGTGCAGCGCGGGCTGGTGAATCCAGGCGCAGAGAACGCCGAACGGCTGGAAGCGGGGGTGGTGTGCATTGTGTCTGTCGGTGGCGGTGACTTTGCCAACTGGAACGGACGCGAGGGTGAGCTGGGCACGATGGATGTGATGCTGGTGGGCTTTTTGCAAGTGACTGCCAAAAGCCCGAAGGAAGCCATCGAGCAGGCCGAGCTGGCTCTGCTGGGCGAGGTGCTGACCTGGTGCGGACAGGTGCATGCCGAGCCGATCACGACGGTGACTCCGGGGCGCTACCGCCAGAGCCAGCAACTGGAACACCCGCTGGGCTGGTTGTCGCTGGAGCTGAAGGTGAGCGCGGTTTGATTTTTTTGACCGGCCTGAAAGGGCCATGGAGCTGAACATGGTAAAGAAAACGAGTGAAGAAACGACCACGGAGCAGGCCCCGACTTTGCCCACGCATGGCGGGGTGTATGTGTGCGAAGCGCAAACGCTGACGGCCATCGAGGGCGGGCCGCCTGTGGAAACCCCTGCCCCCGAGGCTCCCGCAACTCCCGGAGATGAAGCATGAAGAGCGAACGCAAAGTGGTTGGGCTGAAGGTTGAATCGCCCGCTGGAACCGAGGCCACGCTGAACGCGGCCACGGACTACCTGGCGGCGGTGGATTTCAAGTGGGACTCTGCGGCCAAAGCGCAGACGGACCAGTTTGAGTATTCGAGTGGCGGCTACGGCCAGCGCGACAAATTCGTGGTGAGCCTGACGCGAGAGTGCAGCTTTGCGCTGCCGTTGGTGGGCGCTGGTGCCCCTGTGGGGACCAACTTCAGCGCGCCATGGCTGGCGGTGATGCGGGCTTGTGGCCATGCAGTGACGGTGAATGCTGGGGTGAGTGTGGTGATCAACCCGATCAGCACCGGCGAAGAAAGCGCGACGCTGAACGTGAATGAAGACGGTTTTTTGCGCAAGATGACGTTTGCGCGTGGCAGTCTGAAATGGATGCTGGAAGAGGGCAAGGTGGGCCGCATGATGGCGGCGCTCATGGGCGTGTACAGCACGCCTTCAGATGCCTCGATGCCGTCGATTACCTTGCCAACGGTTCTCAAGCCAGTGGGCTTCAGCAAGAGCAACACGGTGATCACGCTGGGCGGCACCGCGCTCAAGGTGAGCAGCGTGGAGATCGACGGCGGGCGCTCGCATCAATACCGCAACATATCCGGGGCAGAGGACGTTATGCCGGTGAACTGTGTGCCCACGGCCACGCTGAAGTTCGAGCTGCCCACGGCAGCAGTGAAGAACATTTATTCGGAGCTGGAGAGCGCCACCAGCCAAGCGCTGGCCATTACCCACGGCACGATAGCTGGCAACCGCGCGGCCTTTGCCGCAGCGCGCGCCCAACTGGTGGACATGAGCGAGGGCAAAGAAGGAGGCGTGATTTTCACGACCGCGAAGTTCGAGCTGCTGCCCACGAGCGCGGGCAATGACCATTACACGATCACCTTCACTTGATGCGGTTGATCGCCCCACCTTTTGACTGAACCCCGGAGATTGACATGCCCGAAGAAAAGAAGACCCCCTTGTTTGTGCTGGCGCAGCCAGAGACGTTTACTTGGCCTGTGAAGGTGCGTATCCCGCTGAATGGCAAGTATGGCGAGACGGAGTTTGTGGGGACGTTTCCGAACCTGGACGACGAAACGCTGAACGATCTGGTGGGCAGCAAGAAGCCCGAGGAGGGCGGTGGCCCGAAATTCAGCGACCGCGAGATTGCCGAGCGGGTATTGCTGGATTTTGAGCCGATTGCGATGCCCGATGGCACGGAGGTGACTTTCAGCCAAGAGGCCAAGGTGAAGCTGCTGGCCAAGCCACGGGTGGCGCTGGCGGTGATGAGCACCTTCTTGGCGGTTTCGCGCGGGATGGCCGCAGAAAAAAACTGACGGAGGCTGCACGTCACTGGGCCAGAACTGTGGTCCAGCACATGCGGCAACCAAGCCAGAAAGAGAAAGCTGACGATGAAGCCGAACGCAAACAAGCAGGCATTTCTCCCAAAGACTGGGACGATGCTTTTGCGTGGGCGGATGACGATGCCGGGGGCGAAATTGCAGCAAAAAGTTGCACTTTTGCCGTGTGGCGATGCAATTGGGAGGCTGTGACGATGTTTACAGCTTGCGAGACTCAATGGAAGCGCAGCCCGATGGGCGGCTTTGAAGGGCTGAACTACCCCGGTGTGGATGTGGTGCTGGTGCGCCGCAAGGCCTCTGACCCCGATGCCGTGTTTGTGAAGGTGCAGAGCATGGAGCTGGCGGCGCTGGAGGTGTTGAATGGCTGATGTCGTTGAACGCGTGCGCGTTGTCCTGGAGGCAGAGGGGCTGATTGAGCTGAGGGACGGCTCCAGGATCAGTGCAGAGGAAGTGCGCAAGCTGGGGGATCAACTTTCGCGGACCAGCAAGGATGTTGAAGGCCTGAGCGAGAAGGCCAGAAATGCCGGGCAGCATGTGGGCGGACTGGCTCGTGACATCGCGCAAGGAGACTGGCGCGGTGCGGCGGTGAACGTGGGCCGTTTGGCCATGGGCATGGGTGGGCTGGCCTCTGCTGGAACGCTGGCGGGCATGGGTCTGGGCGCTGCGGCAGTGGCCGCAGTGGGCTTGGCGGTGGCCCACAAGCAAGCGGGCGACGAGGCGCACCGGCAGGCGGACGCGCTGCTGCTGACAGGCAACTATGCGGGGCTGGTGGCGGGGCAACTCAACCAGATGGCTCGCGAGGCGGCGGCGGGAATCAATGGCAATGTGAGCTCGGCACGGTCGATCATGGAAGCGCTGACGGCTTCGGGGCGGGTGACGCAAGAAAATCTGGTTGAAATGACCCGCTCGATTGAGCTGGTGGCGAGGTACAGCGGGCGCACCAAGGACGAGGTGACGAAGGACTTTGCCAGCATGTCCAAGGGGGTGGCAGACTGGGCGGCCAAGCACAACGAGAGCTGGCACTTCATCACCTACGAGCAATACAAGTACATCGAGTCGCTGGAAAAGACGGGCAAGGTGACGGAGGCCATGCAGGCCACCAGCAAGGCGCTGAACAAGCACCTGGGCAATGACTTGGCGCAGAACCTCGGCACCTTGCAGAAGGCATGGAAGGGCGTTGGCGACTGGGCTAGCCTGGCTTGGGACAAGATGCTGGGGGTCGGGCGAGAGAAGACTGCCACCGATAAAGTGGCCGAGATTGCCGCCCAGATTGAAGCACTGGACAAGCGCAAAACGACAGGACGATTGACCGGCGACCGCCGCGACGAGTTGCGTGAGCGGCTGGTGAGCGAGCTGGCTTTGGCGCAAGAGATTGCCCGCGAGGAACGAGAAGCGGCTGAGTTCAAGAGCCGCAAGGCACAGGAGAATGAGCGCCGTATTGCCGAAGACCGGGCCAAGAAGACCGGCGCCGGTGCGCCGGATCGGACCTACGAAACCCTGAATGCCCAGATCGAGCGCCGACTGGTGCTGGCACAGGCGGAAGAGCAGGCGGGTGAACGGCTGAAGGCCAGTGATCAGTTTCGCCTGGAGATGTTGCGTCAGATTGACGCAGCAGAGGGCAAGCTGGGGGCGCAACGGGCTCAGAAACTGCGGGCTCTGGTGGAAGAGACCGCGGCCATCTTGCAAAACAATGAAGCGCGAGCCGAGGCCCTGAAACGCCAGCAAGAGATGGAGGCTGCGCGGTTGAGGGAGTATCAAGCCCAGGAGCAGGAGATCCGCGCCATTGAGAAGGGCAACGAGGCGCTGGAGTTGCAGATTGCTTCGGTGGGCAAAACGAAGAGCCAGATCGAGGAGTTGAAGGCGCAGCGGATTGAGCATGTGATTGCACTGCGCGAGGAACAGTACGCCACGCTGGCGTTGTTTGGGGCGAGTGCCGACCGGCTGGAGCAGATCCAGCGCGAGATCGAGGCGCTGCGCCAAAAGCGCGACCTGACCCGCACGCTGAGCGAAAAAGAAGCCGCGGACGAGTTGCGGCGCAAGCAAGAGGCCGATGGCAAGCGCTATAGCGATGAGCTACGACACGATGTGACGAACGCGCTGATGCGGGCTTTCGAGGCGAGCGAGAACCCTGCCACTGCATTGGCCGATACGCTGTCCAACACGATCAAGACGCGGGTGATGCGGGCGCTGGCCGAAGCGATTGCGAACCCGCTTTTGAAGCCACTGGAGCAATCCCTGGGTGGGTTGTCTGGTGCGCTTGGAGGCTTGTTTGGCGGCGGAATCAGTACGCCCACGACGGAGGCTCCGGGGCTGGC